GCGTTTTTATTATTTCTTCGTGAATTTCTTTTTGCCTTTCTAAGTAGCAAATTATTTTTTGAATATTTTTTTTCATAATTTTACTGCTTTCTGGTTTGTAAGTTGTTCCCAGCGAGCAATTATTACATCAATATATCCTGGGTCTAGCTCCATCATATAACACGTTCTTTCTGATTTTTCGCAGGCTATCAAGGTGCTTCCACTTCCGCCAAATGGGTCGAGGACTATGTCATCTCGCTTGCTACTGGCTTTTAGCGCTTTCTGGACTAGGCGTATCGGTTTCATCGTGGGATGTAGATCGCTTTTGGTCGGCTTCTTTTCTTTCCAAATATCGGTCTGCTCTTTCTTCACGCAAATTTTTCCAGTCACAACTTGGTCAAGCACGATGTGGTATTCACCAAGGCGCAGGCTCATTTTTCCGTCTTCATCAACTTTCGGTTTTAGCTGTTCAAGGTTCTGCCATACGTTGCCCTCATCTCTGTGGCCGACAAAATAATGGTTTACCACGCCGTCTTTCCACCCATACAGGATCGGTTCATATTGGTTTTGCCAGTCCGCTCGGCTTAGCGTAAATGTATTTTTTACCCAAATCAGGAAGCTTTGGAAGTGTCCGCCTGTTTCTTCAAACGCTGTCTTGAGTGTGTCCAGCTCGGTTGAGCTCATGCAAATATACACAACGCCCTCGCAATAATTCAGCATATTGCCGATTGATAATTTCAGGAAAGTGTAGAACGCCGTCTTCGTCATTTTATCGTTCATGATTCCCTCTCGCTTGTTTTGCTCGTGAGTTCCCATACCGCCTTGGTAGTCAACATTATACGGCGGATCGGTGAATATCATTTGCGCCATCTTTCCTCCCATCAGTTTCTTTACGTCTTCGGCTTTTGTGGCATCGCCACACATGAGCGTGTGTCTTCCAAGTTTGTACGTATATCCCATTCTCGCTTTCGGATTTTTTGGAGGCTCTGGCTGGAATTCATCCTCGGGGTCTTGCTCAAGAAGTTTGTCGAGTAGTCTGGTTATTTCACTTGCTTCAAAACCTGTTTTGTCGATATCGTCTTTGATGGTTGCTAAAAGTTGCGCCAGCAAGTCCTCATCCCATTCGCCCGATATTCTGTTCATGGCGATGTTCAATGCTTTTTCCCGATCCATTGTCAGGTTTATATATCCGACCATTACTTCCGTGAAGCCTAATTCTTTTATCGCTTTCAGGCGCTGGTGTCCGCTGATTAAAATATTTCTGCGTTTCGGGTTGCTGTTTAAAATAAGCGGTTCCACAAATCCAAATTCTTCGCCTACATTTTTCTTTAATTTTTCAAATTGTGAGGCGCTTATCTTTCTTGGGTTGTATTCGTCTACTCTGATTTTTTCTACTTCCAGTTTTTCAAATTTTTCAATTCCTTTGTACATAGTTTTTTTTATTAGCACCCGATGTGCGAATCGAACGCACCGCTTTTTCTTTTGGAGAGAAAACTGCCAGCCTTGGACTCCTCGGGTAAAGAGGACTAGCCTCTTTTTTTATTTAGCCTTTTTAGCAGTCTTTTTGACTGGCGCTTTCTTTGCGGTCTTGACTGCTGGCTTTGCCGTCTTGACGGCTTTCACTGTTTTTCCCATTTGATTAAATTATTCGCAGGCGACATTGTTTCTAAAAACTTTGTTTCCTGTCGTTATATAAACACGACCATTGGTCGCTATAAACACTTCATCTGTCGTGGTACTGATTTCAAGGCTCAGTGGAACACTCACGGTTGTTTTTGTATATTCAGCGAACGCATATCCTGTTGCGGTCAATATCGCTGTCGTTATTAAAATTGAAGCTATTCCTAAAAATTTATTTTTCATTTTATCCACAGTTTATTATTATATCATTTATTATATCATATTTACCAAATCACGCAAGTCTTTTCTGTTTATCTTTTATTATGTCGCCGATTGATTTCGTTTCTGCGCTTTCTCTTTTTTTTCTTTCTGGATCATATCCAACTAATTCGTAATATTTCTCGCCTGCTAAAACCTTTTTATATTCTGCTTCGGTCGCCACACAATCTCGTGCCACCTCTGGGTAATAATCTTTATTTAGCTTTATCGGAACATAGTTTCCGTTATCATCTATCGCTGTTTCACCTGCCACCACCCATTCGCCGAACCGTCTTATTACTTTTGTGCCGTCATGAAGCACACCTGTTTGTTGTGCTTTTCTGGCTTCGACATCATCGGCTGTGCTTTTGGGGTAGATACTTTCAATGCGGTTTTTATTGATTACAGTGTTTATTGATGGGAAATGTGCCAGCTGGCTACTGGTTGCATTTAAGTTTTGATACTCTTGGTCGGTAATCTCAAACCGATTACCATCCATTGTTTTTAAAATCATTGTCATATTACAGATGTTATTAAATTATTATTTTTTTTCATGGTTGTTTTTGTTAAGTCTTCATCAATAAATTTTCCCACGCTTTCCAGTGTCCATTTAAAATCCGCTTGATCAAGTAAATATTTCATTGTGATTATTATTCTATTTGGATCATATCCGCATAAATTTTTGGCTGGCCGAACGTGTCGCCTTATAAAAGATTGCTGTTGCTCTTTGTTTTCAAAATATATCTTTTTTGCTTTTGCGTATATTCCAATTATTTGAATATGTTTTTGTTTGTCTTTTAAAATGTCTGGGATTATTTCCCCCTCTGCGACATTTGTCGCAATATTATATTTCTTTATCTTCTTATCATTCTTATCATTCTTGTCTGTGTTTTTTTGCTGTTTATTTGCTGTTTTTTTATTGTCAAGATTGCTGTCAACTGTTTGAAATTCTTCCCAGTTTTTTATCTTACATAAGCAACCTTTTGATGTTTTTTTGATGTCAACCATACTGTCAACTTCAAAGCGCCTTAACCAAAACCAAATTGTTGAGCCAGAAATGCCTAAACCCTTACCAAATTCCTCTCTACCAAAGATAAATTCACCGCTTTTTAATTCTATTTGCTTCCTGCCTAAATAAAAACTTTCATTGTTGTGGTTGGCTCTTAGTAGGCACTCTATCCAACAATGCACGGCTTTGGAGTTTTTATATATCGGATTTTCTCTCAGTTTCCTGTGGAGCTTAATCCATCCATTATTTTGCATATTTTTAATTAAAAAACAAAAAGCTGGTATCTGCTCCTCGTTGGAACACCGTCAAGTAAAAACCAGCGGTTTGCAGATATCAGCTTTCTATTTTTTATTTTTGACGGTTTTTTTACAAGCATGGTTTTATTATACCAAATAAAATATTTTATAGCTATCGTTTTTTAGTGCATAAACTGTGTGTCATAATCCGCTGGCTCAATCTCGTTCGGACTCGGGATATTTATGTTTAGGTTGAGCGAAGCCCACCGCCTACAATCCTCCACATACTCGCTGAATTCGGTTGTAGTCATCGTGGAGGTGCTAACTGGCACAGGGAGCCTCTGGTCGCCCACCATGCCCCTCACGGCTTGTTTCAGGGCATTGTGGACTTCCTGCCGTTCCCACGGGTTATATCCAATTTCGTCTGCCACCATGGCTACAATTATTCCCCAGTAGTATGAATTCTGGGGGGTTGTGCGTGTTTTTCGGACTTTTTCCACGGTCATGCGTATTCTGACTGGTTTGCTGTTGTCTTTTGGGTCTGCCATTTTTGCAATATATTTCAAAAACTTATCACGATCATTCATTTTAAATTCACCGCTCTTTAATTCACCGTAAAATATTAATTTCATTTTTGCCATATAGTTAAAATTCTGGCGTTAGTTCGATTATGTAGTAACCGAATTTTAATTTATTTTCATTGAGCTCGTTTATGCTGGTGTCTGGGATTTTGAACGTCAGGAGCGTATCAGTTCCGCTATATTTCAATTCCTCCACGGTCGCTGGCATTTTTATGGCTTTGCATTCTTTTTGATGTTCTTCCATCTGGCGTTTTTCTTCCTCGACTTCTTCTTCCAGCTCGGTTATCTTGTCTTGGTTCTCTGATTCGAATAGCGGTTTTTGCCGACTGTCTTGGACATCTCGAATGTCATCTTGGAGTCCTGCTATTTTTCGCTCGTATGGTGCTTCGTCAAAAACCATCGCCATGGCGTATTTATAATACGTTCTCGGGAGAATATCCTCGACTTTAATTTTCATTTTCCACGACAGTTCTTTCATGATCAGCTGTTGCAAATTGAATTTTGCCTTGATCGTGTTCGGCTTGATTTCTTCATTTAAAAATTCTTTTGGCGCTTCCGCTTTGGGAGCCACCACTTTTTTCTTTTTCATAATTTTTTGCATTATTTAATTAAATAAACTTGACCGATTTCTCGGAGTTCGCTTTCTCGTATGCTTAAGCGCCCCTGCTCTGCGAATTCTTTTTGTTTTTTTTCCCAAGCCTCTGGCTCCACAAATATTGCGTTTTTAGGTCGTCTTGGCACATAAAATAAAACCACAATAAATGCCTCAATGCCCACTAAATACTGGCAATCATACGGTTTTGTGGCCGTAAAACGCATTTTTCCGCCATAGAATGTGATCGGCGAATCGACTATCTTGTAATAAAATCCACAGCCGTTTTTTATCGCAAGCAAGTTCACGAGCTGGTGTTCTCTGACTGCGTCAAAGCGTATGCTTTTTCCTTTTTCGAGCTTCAATTCAAAGACTGCGCTTCGTGTCGGGTTGTTTTCTTTTAACCAGTTGCCGAAGATGGACTGGAAGTTTTTTTCAAGCATGCTTTTTATACAGCACCTCACCGCATACGCAAATCATTAAATTGGTTTGTCGTTTGCACTTCGGGCATGTTTTAAATTTCTTCCTTAAATCACCTTTTTCTTTTTTCTCAAATTTATTGTCTGCCATATTTTTTACTTAAAAATTTATATTCCTGCGCCCAATTTTTTCTCGGGTATCGCTTTTGTAAATCAACTATATTGGCTCGAGATAATGCCACGTAGCGGTTAAAATCTTTCACCATAGCCACTCCGCTGTTATGCGCCATACAGCATGGTACTATCGCCCATTTTTCATTTACCTGTTTTCCTGCATAAATCCACGCATGTTCAAATGTTATCCTGCCGTTGCAGTTGTGGTTCGGCGCATCGCTTCGTTCGTATATGCAAAACATCATGAACGGGTCTTGCGTTATTTCTTCTCGTAGCTTAATTGGTATTGGTCGCATATTATTCCTCCCAGTGATACTGTCGGTCGTTCTCGATCAGTTCTCTTATTTGATCTTCTTTTATCACGTGGGTCGGCTCTTTTGAGCCTTTTCTGAATGTGTTTAAAAACACAACAATATTTGTCCGCACTCCGTTGATGTCGACTCTGCCAAAAAAATAATCTTTTCCTTTTTTATCGATTCGCCTCCACAGCGCCCCGATGTTAAGCGGTCGGCTTTTTTGCCTCGGCTTATAAGTCATTGACATAATTATTTAAAAAATTTGCTGGCACCTTTTTGCCACTCATACAAATTTTGTGCGCTTAAGAATGAATTAAAATCTCGATCCATTTCCTCTGGGTCTTCATCTAAAAAAACAGCTTCAAACATTTTGTACGGCGGAATGGTTTTGATTTTTTTCTTTTCCATTCTGACGTAGTATTCAGCTTCGGTTTCTTTGGCCAGCCGTGTTGCCCATCTGCCAGCAAATTTGACATTCTTTTCTTCCTCTATGGCTTTGGCGTACGCCGAGGTTTGCATTTTAACTTCGGGATATAGCGCATTGCCAGTCTTGATGTCGACTAGGTACATTTTTTTTCCGATCTGAATTCCGATGTCTGCCGTTCCTACATATCCGTATTGCTTTGAATAAACGACTTTCTCAGCCCATAAGAATTTGATTTTATTTGTTTCTACCCATTCAAGAAAGTTATTGACTCCGATCATCACTCGGCTGTCATCTGGCATTTCTGGGTTGCGCCCCATGATATAGTCTTCAACCCATTTGTGAATTATTTTGCCGAGTGTGGCCGACTCATCTCGTTGTCTGTCTGATTCTTGTTTTGCCATCTCAAGGATGTTGTCACCGCTAACTGTGCCGTCTTTTAAAAGATGAATGTTATCTCGCAGGTAATCTACGGTTGTGTTTACTGCCCATGGGATAAGGAACGGCTTGTTCAGGGTTCCGCAGATCGTAGTTACACCGCACAGTCTTCTCATCTTCGCTTCCTTAATCCAGTATTGATGAAGTTCCTCGTTAAATAAGATTTTTATTTCGCCGTTATATAGGCTTAGCTCTTTGTAGTCTGGCATAGTTTTATTGCATTTTCTTCACCTGCGCTTGACACTGTCGGCAAAGATTTCTTTTATAAATTTTCATTGAGTAAGTTGCTTCTTGTTTGGTCATCGGGTTTCCGCACTCATGGCACTCTGCCTCTGGAAGTTCAATGTCATCGCTTTTCTGTTTCGGCTGGTTGCCCCCGACATTCATTTCCTCTATCGATACGCCAGTTTCCAACATCGGCAGTTTTTGGTCTTTGCTCATTTGGAGTTTGCCGAGATTTTCAAGCATTTCTTCGTGAATTTCAGCGCCGAGGCATTCTTCAATCGCTCTGTTGTGCGCTCTGGTTTGCGCATTGTGGTTTTGGTATCCTGCCAGCGTACTCATCTTCATACTGGCTGGCGAGCATTCGCCGACTGCCCATTCACCGAGCGGTTGTCTGGTTTCTCTGTCGATTACCCGAGCCTCGCAGATTGCCTTGTCCGTGTCGTTCAGCGCTCTTTGCACCCAGTTGTACTCTACTGCCCATTTTCCACCACCATATTGTCTTAGTTTTTGCTTTCTACCTAGCTTGTTTATGTAGGCTACTCCGCCGAGGATGTTCACGCCGAATGGCGAAACGCCCAGCACGTTAGACATTACGAGGATGGCGTTTTTTTGCTTTTGGACTTCCTTACTTTCTGATTTTTCGAGTAATTTTGAGCCCCCTGCCCACATCAGTTTTGAGTCCTTTTTTGGCTCCGATTTCTTCGCCAGCGCCTTGACTTGTTTTGTCAGGCTTTTCACTGTTGGCTTTACGCCTTTTTGCTTTTCTTTTTTCATACTTTTTTTCATTTAAAAATTTAATTAAATTTTCACCTTTTATCCTGTAAGTAGTTCCGTTACCCTCACCGAATATTTTTACACAAAGCGCTTCCCTCTCTATCAGCACAAGTTTTAAATATGAGTTATACGATCTTATCCATGGAAAAGCATTAAGCTTTAAAAGGCCATATAAACTGTATTCTTTTTCGTTTTCTATTTCTCTAATATTCATATGTTTAGTTTTGCACAATTATAGTCACATCTTTTATTATCTTATCATTTGTTATAACATTTGTCAAATTAAAATAATGTTTGTTGCGGTATTATCTTTGTTACCGATCCTTGTATAAAGATTTTCTTTTTACGCTTTGGGCATTTATGGCTTTGGGCATAATAAAACTGGCCGTTGTTCTTTTTCGGTATTGGCTCGTTTGTTAATATCATTTTTACTCGATAACATCTCGGACAGTCCATTTTTTTATTTTACGCCCACCAATATCGCTGGCGGTAATTCTATCTCTTTGTTTTTGGGCTTCCATAAATGGAAGCAGTATTCATGGTTGTTTACGTATTCGCTTTTTTTCGGGTGTATCTGAATGACCGTTTCTTCGTCACCCCAGAAGATTTATTTGATTTTGCACATTTCTTCCCACGTCAGCGCTCTGCTCGGCAAAGACACGCTTACATGCTCCCAGCCCATGCCATCGCTCGCTACCACCGTATAATATTTTCCACTAATCCCGATCGGGATATAAAACACTCCGTTGTTTCCAAAACTTTCATCGCTTGCCAGTCTTCCACTTCGGACTCGGCATTGATTTGGTACATTCATGGTTTTAGTTCAGCCCAAGATATTCCCTCCAGTTTATCTCGTTCATTTTACGTTGTTTAGCTACATTGATGTCTGTCGGCAGGTATATCCCAAAATCAGGATATCCGCTCAGCACTTTTTTGACCGCATGCTCTTGAATGGATCGGCGGACTCGGGAGATGTGGTCTTCTCTAGGCAGGTCGAATAAATCCTTTATCCTTATCGCTCGTTCCCCATCTGGAAGTGTTACTATTTTTGAGTTGTGATAATTCCACCAAACCATTTGCGTCAGTCTGATGTCGCTGTTGCGTGACTGCTTGTCTTTCGCAAGGCACTCTTTGACTTTGTCTTTTAAATTTACCATTTATTTTACAATTACCACCACGGCGATTAAAATTGTGATGGCGAGTATCCATTTTACAATGGTTTCTACTCGTTCTAAAACTTCTAGCTCGTACATATTATTCTATTTCGGCCACCATCAGGCGTTGTACGCCGAAGTTGATGGCTCGTGTTATTTCTTTATTCATAAAAATGTCTATCCTATTTTTGTATCGACTGTTCATCCGATCAGCGACTGTGCATTCACCAAATTTATCGATATTCAGTTTGCTACCCATTTTATATCCGTTTGTTGCCACCAAGCATTCGCCTTTTTCATATCTTTCGCACAAATTTGTGCCGTCTGCCCCGACACAAGGATTTCCGTCAGTTTGCGCCTCTACGGAGTTGTATGCCGTTACCTCGACTATCTTCCCTGTGCCTTGTTTTTTTGGCGCTATGGCGGTTTCTAGCGTGGTTGTCGCCGTTTGTGGCTCAATGTACCTCATTTCGCATTTTGGGGCATTTTGGGGCAGTTGCACTGCGTAAATTGCCTTTAAAATGGCATAGTCCAGCATTCCTCCTGCCAGAATGCAGAATGAGCCGTACAAAATCGTGATTTTAAGTGTTTTCGCAATTTTTGTTTTTGTTTCTTTTTTCATTTTTTTGTTACTGGCCGTCATTGATATCAAATGTCTGTTAGGCCACTATTTTCACTATGGCTCACCAGTTTTATTATAATGGTTTTTTAGCGTTTTCTCGGTCGACTATCTCTTTGTTGGTTCTGAGATATTTTCCAAGTTTCTTTTCCCATCCTATCGTCACTCCATCACAAAGTATTTCGCCGTTGTCCATGAGTAATATTTGTAAAAATTTAATTTCCATATTTTTTGTTGCAATGATATCCAAATTCTATAGGCGGTTTCGCTTCGGCGTTAGCGTGGCAGATTGACCTGCAGTAGATTTGCTCTTGCCATTGCTTCGGCGTGCAGTTTGCGTGTGGCCAGAAAACGTTACCGCAGTACTGACAGTTTTTGAATTCTTTCATCTATGCTCTGGCCGATACTTCTTTTTCTTCAAAAAGCTCTAGGCCGTTAATTCCTCGCACACCCATTCGGATGGCTTTGTTTACTGCTACCTCATCGACCTTAAGGAAGTCTGCTGGCACCTGTTTGATGTCTAGCACCTTGAATTTCCATACACTCTTGAAAGTCACCGCCGATCCGCTCTCGCTCTTTACTGTCTTCTCTTGCACTATTGTCGGCTTGGCGACAAATTCTTCCTGCTTCACTTCTTTGATGGCCTCTTTCTGCGCTTTTTTGGTTAGGTTGCTTTTCTCTATTTCCTTGCGTTTGCGTTCCTGCTCTTTCTCAAATTCTTTGCGCTGTTTTTCAGCTTCCTTTTCTTGCGCCTTGCGGATTTTCTCAGCTTCGGAATTGTGGTACTTCGTCATTTCCATTTTTACCGCCCTTTCGATTCTTTCGAGTGGTTCGCTCGCTTTCTTAAATTCATTGTTGATGTTTCGGAGTGCTTCGTTCATCGGCTTTGTAAATGACAGCCTCAACTCCTCGATCCGTTTCTGTCTGGCCTTTATCTGTCCGAGGAAGTCCGTTGCCTCGGTCATGTGTTCGGCTGTCTTGATTGTGATTGCTTGCCCTACTTTCACAATGTTGCTCACATCTTTGGTGATTTGTGCGAGCTTCAAATCTTTTTCATCTTGCATAATTTTTTGCATTATTTAATTAAATATTTTTTTCTATCAAATCCAGCACATCGGATAATGCCAGCCCAGGCTCGCCTGTGGTCACAAGTTCGTATTGTTCGAGCTTGTAGATTTCTTCGATTAATTTTTCTTTGTTCATATTATTCTTCGCTGTGTTCGCAACTGTATTGGCAGTTGTCGCAACCCATTATTCTTATGCCGTCTTTTAAATATTTTTCCCAAAAGCCTGCTTTGGCTAATTCTTTGTCTGTCATAAATTCTAGCGTTCCTTGTCCGCATTTCGGACATAGTTTTTCTTCTTGCATATTATTTTATCTTTATACCTACCGCTTGGCAGGTTGCGAGCATGTCCTCGCTCGGTTTAAATAAATTTGATTGTTCTGCCCAGCTTTTCCATGTCAGGCAGTCTTTTTTTTGTTGGCGCTCCATCCCTATGCTGAATGCGTATGCGATTGCGCCGAAGGCCAGTAGGATTAAGATTGCTCTTTTAATTAAGTTTTTCATTTCGTTTATATGTTAATTCATATTTTTCGGAGTACTCGCCTTTGTTATACAAATTACAGCATAGCCTGCAGGCGCTGTTATTCTTTAAGTTTGATTTTCCGATTTCGCCATGTATTCTGCAAATCGTAATATATTTTTTTTCTGGCTGTATGCAGTTCTTAGTTCTGCTTTCTGGCCTGCACCCGACTTCTTTTGCGATTGTTTTCCAGCGGTACTGGTGTCCTCGGGTTCCGTGCCTGATCCATTCTAGCGCATGCGCTATTTCGTGAAGTATGGTGTTTGTGATTACGTGTTCTTCGTTTAGCGCTATAAATTTTCTTGACAGCTCTATGGTTTTAATTTTGTATTTGCATATCCCGAGTGAGCTGGCTCTTTCGTTTATCCCGAGTTGCCAGTCATCGAGACTGTATTGTTTCATTTTTCTTTTTGCGATGTCCATCGCTATTGCCAAGTCCATATATTTTTATTTTAATAATTTTCTCTGCCTCGCAATGCTTTCAGCATAGTTGAGCTTTGTTAAAAGTGGCGTGCTTGTATATCGGAAGTCATCTCTATATCCTGCAAAAAGCATTTCATCCCACCTCTTTATTGTTGTCAGCAGTTTTTCATCACTTAGCCCTTTTAAAAAACCTCTGTAATCATTTCTTTTTTTCATATTTTTATATTGCCGTCTGGGTGATGGGTTTTATAGCCTGCTCGTATCGAGCGCTTATTTATCGGCAACCATCACCCTTTCGGCTTGCATGTTTCCCCATGCTTATTGTTATCATATCAGTTGTTATAACATTTGTCAAGTGTTTTTATTTATTTTGTTATTTTCTTCTAATTTAAGCACAAAATAATAATTATAAGCGTGTATTGCATTTTCGCTATATGTACAAAATTCTAAATTATTTACATTATTATTTTTTTTGTCGCAGTCCTTGTGGTTAACTATTGTCCTGTTTTTTTTCTTTCTTAAAAATGTTAATGCCACTAGTCTGTGGACTAGATATTCTTTTCTTTTTCCGTCTTTCCATAAACGAACCCTATTATATCCGCTAACAGCATATTGGTGTTTTATGTTTTTATCAGTTACCAAATCAATGACGTATCCGTCTTCGTCTATGGAATATCGTTTTTTAAAATTTTTTATAATTTTTTGCATAATGTTATTATAGCACTTATCAATTATTTATCCATATCAAAAAAGACACCGAAGTGTCTTTAATTGAGCAAGGTTTTTGGTTTGTTTATTCCTGTTCGAACGCTCTGATTATGAAAGCGTAGAATGCGCCTGCGATAACGAGCACCTTGAGAATAATTTCCCAATAGCCTGTGGTTGCTAAAGCCCAATAGATGGTTGCGCTCACAAGCGCTACTCCGAGCAGGATTGCCCTGCTTGCCCATCCCTTAGCCCCGAATTTCTTTTTAATGCCCTCTACTAAAAGAGAGACAAAAACGCCGAGAATAATTTCCATATATTTTTGTGATATAAATCGTACCACGTGATCGTGAGTATGTAATAAAACCACGTCAGTGGTGCGTAAATAAAAATTATTTTAATTATCTTTTTAAACATTTTTTTAATTGAATGGCCTCAATCCTTTCTCCACGTACTCGTCTTTTTTTAGCTGGCTCCATATTCCGTACATGGCTGGGTTTATCACGGCCTCCAAATCCCAACCGCCGTACACTAAGGCATTTATCTTTTCAGCTGTCGGCCATATTCCTTTGGCCGTCAGTATCCCGAGTATTCTGACTTCGTTCTGATATCCGCCTTTCGGCCTGCCACGGTAGTATCGATGGTAGCACCTTGACTTATCCCAGTCTTTCGGGTTTATCTCATCGCCTAGGTAGTTGTGATTAAAATACGGCGCTGGGTTTATTTTCTCGCCGTTTACCCGAAGCTCGAAGTGTAGATGGTCGCCTGTTGTATATTTTCCTGTGTTGTCACATATTCCGATCTGGTCACCAGCGACTATGCCCTCGCCGATTGACACAAGGCTTTCTTTTAAATGATAATAAAATGTCGAGTGTCCGCTCTGGTGTTCTATTTCTATTCCAATACCTCCGTCACTGAATAATCCGCTTCTCGTAACTTTACCGCCATTTGAAGCGTACAGCGCACAGCCATTTCTAGCCTTAAAGTCTACCCCAGGGTGATACGGCAATCCCATCTGTTGATAAAAATCTAAATAATTCACGCCGAATGGCTGTGTAATAAAAATGTCTTTAAGCGGTAAACGCAGTTTGATCATAATTTTATGTTAATTATTTATATTTTTTATGGGCAATTTAGTATTGCCCAGTTTAAGAGGTTTTACCACCAATGTTTTGCTGAGATTTCTTTTTTAAAACGCTCATTTTCTGTATTCCAAATAAAAAGGTTGTAAGGCTCTGCGCTGAACGTCATCCCACAAAACTTGTATGCCAGCTTGTGCAATATTATTCCGTTGCATTTTATTTTGTTGTTTTCTCCAACAAAATTTTCACTTACCAAATTTGTGCAATGCGGACATCTATAAAACTTAGCGCCGTTCGTTAAGCTTGTGTTCATAATAACCTCCTTTAATGGTTTTCACAATTTCTTATGTCTTGCACTTTTTTAATGCAACCGACCCAAGTGCAACCTTTTGTTTTTTCTTTCGGCTTGATGTTAAACCGACACTCTTTGCAGTAGCGCACATTGCCGTCATTGTTTAGGCAATAAAGAGCATTGCATTTCTTGCAAAAAAATCTGTCATGGAGCGGTAAGGTTTTTGCGTGCGCAATCGCTTTCAGTGTTAATGCGTCTGATATTTTTCTTATCTCGGCATTGGTTATCCAATCTAATATTTTTTCAGGATTACCTTTCCGCTTCCTTGCTCGCTTCCGTTCTTTTCTGGACATCGTTTCACCTCCACATAAACTTCCGAAGCGCCAATGTATTGTTCACAATCTGCGTTCCGTTCGTCAGGAGTGCAGTTGAAGCAGTCGCCTTTGCCCTCTTTTTTATAAGGGTCTTTCACTGGAAATAGCTGATAAACGCAAATCATTTTTCCTCCTTGGTGGTTTCGTTGTAAAGAACAAGCTCCAGTTTTCCTGTATTGTAATTCTTTTTGAAATCACCGCACAGGTAGCATTTGAATTTTCCCTCTCTGCCATAAATCTCTTTTTCGCATTTTGGGCAAGTTTCGTGATCCATTTTTTTTCTCCTTTCCGTTATCGGTCTGTTTGTTTTTTTTCTTTTTATACAATGTATAAAAATTTCTTTATGCCACTTAGATATTATGCGTCTGTCGTTCATTACGGCCTCCTTTTTAAAAAACAATTATTTTTTCGGAAGTCTTTCTTCCAATATTGTGATTATTTTTGTCTGTTCATTTTTTAAAAAAGCGATGTCTTCCTCGATGTGCCTCAGGTGATTGTTTTTTATCAATACAATGTTCTCGTCTATGTTTTGGTGCTTCAAGAAACATGTCGCTTTTAATATCGCTATTTCTTTTGTTGCGTCTATGTCTGGGTCGCGAAATGTTTTATATACTGCGAACGCCACTCCGCCGAGTGTTGTCACCTGCAGTATAATATCAAGGTATTGGGTCATATCTTTTTATTTTAATTTATTTTGAGCCTCAATCCGAAGCTTTAGTTTATTTATTTCTTTTTTTGCTTCTTGGATGGCTTTCTCTTTTTGTTTTCTGGCCGTCTGGTTTGTTGTCTTGTTAAAATCATCGGTCAGGCGATTTACGGTGTCTTCGAGTTCGAGAATTTTGGGGTCGGTTTTTCTCAGCGCCTTTTTGCCCTCTATAATTATATTTTTTACTCCGCCGTCTTTATCAATATAAAATTCGCCGTTAGTTCGGAATGCTAATGTTCTCGGGTCAACATTTGCCGACACAATCGTATCACCATAATACGAAGCGCCATTTACTCCTCCGACTTCTTCATCGATCACGCTAGACAAAAAAGTGCCTGACTCGAAGCCATCATCGGCAATGCTTTTTGCGCTCTTGCTATCTGTGCCGTGATACATTTTTATTGTTCCGTCTTGGTTTGTTTTGTAAGGGATTTCAAATTCATCGAGAATTCCTGCCAGTCTGTCTTGGGCTTCTTTAATGTCGGTCGGCGCTTTTTCCCATAAAATATCATATCCGTCAAACATATCATTATATTCAAGTTTCATCCCAAGCGCTTCAAGTTCTTTGTCGGCCATAGCTTCGACCGCTTTGCTCGGGTTCTTTTCGGTTACAAATTTTTTCACGTTTTGCGCTTTCACGGACACGTCTTTTATGCTTAACCCAGCTGGCATATTTTTTAAATCATCAATATTCCCACCGAATATGCGCTCGCCGATTGCCCCCCTTTGCGCTGGTTTTTGTAAGTTTTCGCCTGCCCGATGTAAAAATGACATAAAGCGACCGCTCTTTGATAACTTTGAAATCCCGAGAAGCGCCAAGGCTTTCGGGTTAAATACTGCGCCTAGTCCAAGTATCGAATCAGTAAGGCTTAATGCGTTGTTTCGGTCTGCAACTGGCATTCTGCGGATGACTGCGCTCTTAATCGGTATCAGCTCGCTCATGGCTTTATTCAGTTCCCCGATATTTTTCACGCCTGATTGTTTTCCGACTGTTTCAATCTCTTTTTTAAGCACATCGTAAAAAGTGTTATAAACTGTTTCGATCGGTTTTGCATCTGGCGAAGTAAGCCAGTGCCATGCGCCTTTCGTGCCAGCGCCCTGCTTGATCAGGTTCGATTCGTACAACCCTGCTTTATAGCTTCCCTCGGTTACGTCTGCCACATCATCCACTAAGTTTTTAAATATTCTTTTTATGCCACCAGCGTCTGCAAAGTTTTTAAACACCTCATCGTTTATCCCTTGCCCGAGCTTAGCTTGCGCTTCCGTGCGTATGCCGTCTACTGTTTTGGCTCCAAGGCTTTTATTGAATAATCTTTTTTCGGTTTCTTTCAGTACCTTGGCCAGATCGGTTTCGACGTTTGAGTTTTTCAATCCTGTTTTCAGTTGAGCGTACAAGCCATTCAATTTGTTTTCCGTCTTTGCCAAAATCTGCCCGAGGTTTCCGCTCACGTCATGCTTAAATATATTTTTAACATCAAAGCCGTTATCGATGTCGGATTTGTATGGTTTAATAATTTTAAATAATCCCTCCTCGCTCGACTTGGTAACACTTTTTCCCATCGCACTCTTTATCGGTTTTGCCAATGCAGAAAAAGCGGCACCAGCAAGCGGAAAAGCGGCACCTATCAAGGCACCTGTCTTAGCGTCATCATCAAACGCTCCTTTTTGTATTGCGGTCTGGCCACCTATCGCCGTTGCCTCAATCGCCGTTCGGGTCAAAAGGTTTGCGCCTTTTTCCAACTTTGCTATCTTGGCGCTTGGCGCAAAAAATTCCAATATCTGCTCAGTCATGAAGCCTGCCTTTTCCCACGGGTTGTCATCTGGTTTTGTCAGGTTGCCCTCGGCCATTCCAAGCTTTCGCTCTACGGCGTTTACCAGTTGGTCGGCGGAAGATTTTTCGGTCTTCGCAAAGCCAAGCTTTTCCTCCCAGCTTTTTGGGGTAACTATTCTGCCTATGCCTTTAATTATATTTTCACCAAGCGTGCTGGCTCCTCTGAGCGTTGATATTCCGCCTTTAACAATACCTTGCCCAAATTGCTCGGCATTATTATAAAATCCGCCCTCTTTTTCAGCTCCCGACCATGTCGGGTTTAGGTTTGCGTATTTGCTTGCCCATTCGCTGTTTTGGGTCGGGCTAGCTTGAAAATCGCCCATTTCTTGGAGTAATCTGTTCTGTGTAGAACCTTTTGGCGCAGGCGTAGCCTGCATTTCTTGTAATAATCTATTGGCCATATTTTTGTTATGCAAAATATTGTTTTAATTGAGAACCGCCCTCATTGGTATACATTTTTGCGATGGTGTTTTTCTTTTGCTGGTAGGTCATTCCATCCCATTGGCTCTTTGGCATGTTGATGTACGACCATCTTTGTTTTCCGCTCGCTGTCTGGAAGCCGATTTTGTCAATCACTTTTATCGTGGTTGCGATCGGGTCACCGAGAATAGTTGCAGTTTTCAGGTTCGGGTTATTCGGAAATGGGTCGCCTACTTCATAATCCACACCCTCTTTCAACCCTGCCTGTTTTGCTATGTCGGTCGTGAATGCTGTCGGGTTGTTGTGACGATCGGTTCTCATTCCTGTCGTGGAGGCGCTACTCATTTTTTTTTTACTCAGTAGCCATTGTCTGACCGCTGATTCACCTTGCTGTTTTATTGCTTCTTGGATTTCCTCATCCGAGAACCCTGCTTCTTGACCGATATCGAGCGTTGGCCGACTATCTTCCTGCATTAATCCACCAGAATAATTACTGATATAATCGGTTCCATCAGCCTTTCCAGTTATGCGGTCAATTCTTCGGCCATATTCGTTGGTCAGGTTTTTGTATGATGATTCCGTGCCAGTAAACTTTTTGGCAATCGTGGCCTTTATGTTCTGAACGGCTTGCTGTGATAAGAATTGCTGGTTATTTACTACCCTCATAGCGTTAAATCCGAAGCTCTCAATCCAGCTCTGCGCATATTTTTGCACCGTGGCATACTCGCCCTCTCGGACTACGCTGGTTGGATCCATTGCCTTGGCGAATGCATAAATCAAGGCTTGGTTATCAGCTGGGTTTTTGGTATCGTCTGGTATCTGGCTGATCATGTTTACGCTCTCGACTAATTGGGCATAATTCTTCACGGTTTGCTCACCATCAAACTGGTTGGCAATCTTATCTACTCGGCCTGCTACGGATGTCGGTAGGTCGCCAGTTTCTCTTTTAGCTTTATCAATATCAAGCCCCAGCTTTTGAAGTTCAAGCTGTTGCTTAGTCGCCTCGTATGATAATTTATCAAGGTTTTTGTCTGCCTTGGCTTTTAAATAGTCAGGAACGTACCGCAAATTCTCAGCCTGTTTAGACTGAGTCAATGCCGTCACCTGTTTTTCGGCTTGATTCAATAAATAATTCAATTTGCTGGCGTTTAGGGTCTGGTCTTCTTCCAGCTGGCTGGCATATCTTGTCATCACTTTTTCGATTTCATCCACTCCGCCGTTATAGGTGTCAAGATAACCTTGGCGCTCGTCTAGGAGGTTATTCAGTTCGCTCTGTGCTGTTTCATTCAAATTTCTTATTCTGCCACCCCTTGAAGCTTGGCTCAACCATGGGTTGTTTTGCAATTCGGCCGTGCCTGCCGTTATCTGCTCTTTTTTCTCGGCAATTTTCTTGTCAATTTCCGCAATCTGATTTTTCAGGTTCGGCAATTCCGAGGAGTTGTATGCTTCTTGGTATATTTGTTCGCTGGTCTTGCTCGGCTTTGTGTATAGACTGTTAACTACGTCAGGAATGCCAAGGTCATTCTCAATTTTGCTTCTCTCGTCAGATGACACTTGGTTATAAGCATTTAAAAGACTTAGTGTTTGCTCAGGCGACAGATCTGCTTGCCCTGCGTATGTCAGAATATCCCGAATGCCTTGGTCTTGTGTATCGAATGGAATACCTGCGCTTGGAACGCCCTGATCAGCTCCGCTCATATCACCTGCACCAGCGCCTCCGTTTACTGGTATGCCGTACATGGTGTTGCCAATTTTCTGATATCTGGTAAATTGGTTGATTTTACTCGGGTCTGGTATGGCCTGATAGCCTTTTTGTATCTCAGAAGCCCTGCCAGTCCAGTTTTTTGCCCAGTCATCGGGGGTTATAGCCTTATCGGTGCTTGCATCAAAAATAGTCTGCCCTATGCGGTAGAATTGCTTTTGCTGTGCCTCGGGAGCCGTGTTTTGCGGTGTCGGGGTCGGTGTTGGTGCTATTTTGTTCTGATTAGGCTGATTATTTCCAATTATGTCAACTTTACCGTTGCCAAAATTTGGCTCTATAACGCTCACTGTGGGGTTCTTGCCTGCGAATGGGTCAACTATCGAAACACCCCCACTTTGTTTATTCTGGGGCAGTCCTATCGCAATGGGAGTAGAATTTGCGGACTGTTCGGCTGGGATGTAGCGGTTTACGTTCTGGTCGTTCGGATTATAGTTCGGATTCAACTGAAAACTGCCACCAGTTGGCACCGTTGGCGCTTTCACTTCCGTGGCTCGCCCTGTCCAATTCTTTGCCCAGTCCGTAGCCCCTATTTTTTGATTATTCGAGGCGTTGTAAATATCTACGCCCTGACGATAAAATGTTTGAGTTGCCATATTATTATTAATTACAGGTTTCGAACGTGCCTCGTTTATACCGACCGCCTTTTCTTATCAGTTCGGTATGCTCGAACATGTTATTATTTTTATTTTTATAACTAGCTTGGCGAAGCATGACTTTCTTTTTGATTATTTCCAATTTCTGCAATGCTTCTTTTTCCATTGTCGCTCCTCGTTCGAACATCGTTCCTCTGGCTTTTTTATAGCAGTCTGCCAATGACAGCTGGTAGATAACTTCCTCAATATCTGGGTCATTGTAAAATGGCGTTACACCAGTGTCTGTCGTCAGGTCGCTCGGGATTACTTGCCCCCATAGCGAAATGCCAGCCACTATGTCAGCGGTTGGTTTCGGGTTTATAAAATATTTATTTTGAAAGTCTGTAAATATTTTATCGGTTGCGTTTGCACCCATGTCTTCCTGATATTGCAAATAATCAGGGTATGCTGTTTTTTTATAATACTCACCATTGAACATCAATTTGCGGATCGTATCCTGCTTCATATTCTCTGGATAATTATACCATTCTTGGTTTGCCTCGCTGTCACGGTTTACTGCATCTTCGGTTTGTGGCCAGTTGAAGTATCCTGCTACTCTTTTCATGTTGGCGTTTATGCGCCGTTTGATGTATGCCAAAGAATAAAAACTATCCGAGCTTGTTACTCCGAGGTCATCGTATATATTTGTTTGGAATTCTAGGAATGTCATATTTTTTTATGTTAATGATATATAAGACCAAATGCCTGCCTCAAAACTGTAAATGTATAATCGTTTCACGGTCGGAGTTGTCAGGCTGTCCATGTATAATTTAATTGCCTGCTCAAAATTCTTCGGCGTATATGTTGGGGCGCTCGTTATGGTTTTGACGTACCCCTTTAGCATATGCAACCATATTGTGCTATCTTCCGATGTTGTTTTTGGTTGTGGGATTTTATTCTGATTCGACATATACTAATGCTTTCTTTAGCCCGACTAGCGCCGAGCCTCCAAAGTTTATTGCTAATTGCAAATCTGATAATAAAATATTGCAATCTAATCTTTTATAAGAGATAGCTCCGTCTGCTGAATAATCAAGCGTGCCAACTGTTGAGAACGATCCGCTTGGTAGTTGTCTTATCAAACAAGTCAGGAGCGCTCCGCTTGCCAGTGTTTCCGTAAATAAATCTACACGCCTCACCCAAACCCTACCACCCAGATTTTGTTTTGCAGTCAGCATTGTCGTTCCTGCCGTCAAAGTGCTGGCCGTGAAGTCCATTCGCACCATTCGGTGCGCTGTGCTATCTCGGTAATTTAAAACTATAGAATTTTGCATAGTCACCAGCATATTTTTTAGCTCGTATGCGCCTGCCGTGTCGAGTGCGTAATACGGGTAAAAAAATATATTTCCTTTTCCGTTCACATCGCCGTATGCCATCAGGCTCCGCACGTTGCTTTTAAATTCTGGCACCAGCACCGTGTTTCCTACCGCCGACAATCTTTGCGAATATACTGGTGAGCTAACAAAATCTATTTTTTTTAAAAGCTTCAATCCTTGTCCGTTAAAATATCCAAAATTATCACCGTATGTGACATAGTTTATTCCGCCTACGTTTATTGCCCCCTCGACCTGATCGTCAATTTCTATTTCCTGCAAAAATTCACCTGCGGTCGTGTCGATTATAAATAATTTAGCCCGAGCTTTTTTGCTGTGCGAGTAGTTTGCGGTTGCGCTCACGTATGCCATCAAGTATACTCCGTTCGGGTGTTTTACCAGCGCTGTTATATTTACACCCCCAGGCAGTGTCATCCATGCACTTGTGGCCACGCCTGCGACATCGTATGTATGGATTTCATCTTGGTCTGCAATATATAGCGTGTCTTCAACTATTTCCATTGGATGACGGAATGATCCGCTTAATCCAGATTTTCCTTTTGTCACTGTCCACCAAGTTTTATCAATACTCGCCATGTCGTTTGTCAGTTTCACTATATCGTCATCACATGTACAAAAAATATCACCGTTAAAAACTTTAATATCTACGTTTCCAAAATTATAGGTATGCCCAGCGGTGTCGTCTATCTGTTTGTAAGTCAGCGTGTCACCATCCAACACCCAAAATTTACCGCCATTATCGACAAAATAACCATCGTTTCCAAGATACGCTGGGTCTAGACAAGAGGCCACCATTTCGTGCGCAAGCGTGCTTCCAGATATTGCTATTGTTATCAGCCCAGGCTGTGGATACATCACGGCTCCTTTGCCTTTAAAATAATTGTGGCCTTTGTAGCTCGGAGATAACCCAAGCCCCTCGATGTTGTCATCGAGGAATGTTCCATTTTGGAATACGTTTGCGCCTATTTCTATAATCTGCATATTTTAGATATCAAAATATTTTTTAATATATGTGCCGACTTTCTCGGCGTATTTTTTTACGTACTTCATATTTACACCGTTTTTCTTTCCGTATAACCTATCCAACCAAGCGATTGATTCTTGTAAAAGTCTTCCGATCATGATTGCGCCTCTGCTCACGACATCGGTATACGTGGCCGTTTCCGTTAATGTTTTAAAAAGCGTTTTTATTTTTGCCACCGTATCTGTATAGGTTGCGCTTTCTAAAAAATATTTGCCGATTGTCTTCAAAATGTTTAGGCTATCCGTACTGGTTGACACTTCCGCTATTCTCTTTCCTGTTTGTTTTTTCGTCAGCAAATCTGTCCATGTTAAGCTCTCGGTTATTGCTTTGGCTAATGCGTATATACTCGCCACCGTGTCAGTCCACGTTGAGCTTTCAGTGTTTCTTTTTCCGATCAGCTTCGCTACGACCGAAGTGTATGTGCTGGCCTCGGTTATTCTCTTGGCTGTTTGTTTTTTTGTTACCGTGTCGGAATATGTCGAAGCTTCGGTTATTGATTTTGTGTATGCCGTCCCTGTCGTATAAGTTACTTCAAGGTAGGGGTCTTTATCTGTTCCTGTTTGTTCGGAAAAATATCCATCAACGTGGACTGCTTTGTCGGTACTCCAAGTTGGACTATTTCCCCCCAAATCATAATACGTTTCTCTCGCACCAATTTTTGTTTTTCCAGTTTTACTTATTGCAGAGATGCCAGTTGAGTTTAGAGAAAATGTATTATATCCTGTTATGGAAAAAGAGGAATAGCTAATTTCAGTATCACAGTATGCTGAACTTCCAAGACTGTCATAATCGCCAGCTGCTAATGCCGTTTCACTAGCAGGGGCTGCGCTATAAAGATTTAAAGCAGCACTGCTCCACATACTTCCCTCATTTAATTTTGCGTTTCCGTAAAACTTAAATGAAGCACTAGAAATAGAAGCCCCAGAAGTTAATGACGATGTATCAAAAATAAAAATACTTCGCATTATATAGCGATAATAGGCGGAGTTTACGTCCGAGGTTATTCCAAAAATATAGATTGAAGCATCCGTGTCCCAAACAGTATTGCCAACACCGCTTCTCAACTGTGCCAACGAATAGGCGTTTGTTCCAGTTGTATAGTATTGAGCAACTATTCCGTCAACTGTCGGATAATACGTGGTTGTCGTATCAGTAAAAACTCTCCCCTCTGCTTTCTTCAAAAAATCAAGCGGTATGGTTTTTTCTAAATATGTTTTTCCATTCTCTTGAAATATTCTTGCACCAACAATTATTTTATTGCCTTTGCTATCCCACGCTCGAAAAGATTTTAAATATGTGAACCATTCCTTGCCGTCATTTTGCGTATCGCCGATTAAGGTTTGTTTATCGCTGTCAAACGCTTTTGCTTTTGTAACATCAAGTTTATACGATAAAGTCTTGCCGTCTTTTATGACTTCAAATTCATTATCCTTTATTGATTTTTCGACAATCTCTTTGCTTTCTGCACGATAAACATCTTTGTTTGGCAACTGTATTTCCCAGCGGAATTTCACGTCTTCGGTTTGCTCGTTCGGATTATTTACAGTTGCGACTTTTACCAAAGATGAGCGGGTATGATAGAGTAAATAATCTTTTCCTTTTCCGAAAGCGTCTTTATAAAGCACACCTTTATTATCTGGATTATTATCAAAGTTCGGGTTGGTTTCATCGGTTTCAATCAGCTCGCCTTTTACCTTATCGCAAACAGCCCGATATTTAATCGTCTGGTCTTTGTCTTGAAATCTATCACGAAATTCAACAAAGCCGTCTGAATATTCTGGTAAAAAAGGATTGAAAGAGTGAGTAGTAAAACCCCAGCCTCTTTTTACTTCATCCCAAATTAAATCCCAGCTTATCTCTTTAAAATCAGCGCCGTCTTTGTAATGGATATGTCCTGCGTGGGATTGTAAAACTTTCTTGCCAACTTCTGTGTCGTGCAAGAATGTTTTACTGTTGTAATTTCTTTGTTGAGATAGTTCTATCATATTTATTTTCTAATCCCAGCTCCCTGTTTCCAAGGAGCTGTACATCAGGAACTAAGCATTTGAAACATCTACCGTGATTTGCAAACTATCTCCGCTTGCCACCGCTACAGCCGTAAAGACTTGGCGGTTCAAAAGCGTTCCAGTGGAGCCTGCATTTAATACGCCTGCCTCTGTTACGTTAAACGAACCTGTAAACGTGAATGTGTTTACCAGTCTTGCCGTGTCGTTGGTTACGGTTGTGGTTGTTCTGGAAGCGGTCGAGTTAGCACGCTGTCCGCCTGCGGTTGTGATTTCCGATTCCAGTGCGGTGTTACCGACTGCGGCCGCAGTTGTGCCGATACCGATTGCGATATAGGTAAAAGCGGCCTCAGCGCCGTTGCCATTTACCCTGCTCGCTAAGCCTGCTTTGCCAGCGCTCGTGATCAGGTTGGCCACGCTCATCCGTTCTACCCACATGCCAGTGATGAATGGAATCCGTACACCGAACAATGCGATCTTAGCCAACAGGCCAGATTTTACTTCGCCTGCCTCGTTGTACGGGTTGTATCTTGCTCTGACAAATTTTACGATAGCAGTATTCAAAAATCCATCCTTAAACAATTTTTTGATATTGCCAGCTTTGTCACGCAATTCGTACACGAAGTTTTCTTGATAATTAACTTTTGCTTTATTGATTTTGTTCATATGTTTATTGCTCGTTAATTTCTAGGTCAGCCAATTCGTTGACTGTGTCCTGAGCTATTTTTTCGACCTTTTCAGCTTCTTCGCTGGCCACGGCGTTTTCCGCCTCTATTTTCATGTTGCCAAGCGTGTTGCTGATTTCGCTAGTAATTTGTTCCACTGGCGTTCCAATAGGATAGCCGAATTTCTTTGTTTCGATGATCTGTTCATCGGCATAGATTTCGACCTCCACATCGATAAACTTTTCGCCAGTGGCGACCACCGTGTCAACACGAGAAGTCTTTATTTTTGCCCTTAGGCTTGTTTCTGCGTTTATCATTTTAGTGGAATTAATTAATTAGATACCCCAAGGGGGCAGATTTTCATCTACCCCCTCAGTATGCGTTTATAACTTGAAGAAACCCTCTGCAAGCGCTTTGCGCCGTCTGTCGATTACCTTGGCTCCGTAGCAATTCAAACCTTTGTATGCTTTGCCGAAGTTCCCTTGCAGGTCTTCTACGCCAGTTTCTACAAAAGCCATTGCGAAGCAGATTGCCGACTTGTGGCCTGCCATACAGTGGTAGCCGTTAGTTCCGTCACCAGATACTTCCTCGTTCTCGTAGACATTGAAGCCTGCGAGTCTGCCCATAAAGCCGTTTGCTACGACATCATCGCCCTTTTGAGTGGCGTGGACAAGCTCGGTGCATGTGTCTACTACTCCAGCAATATCAGCTGGGATTACCAACCATCGGTCTGCCTTTGGGGTTTTAGTTTTATTCAACTTAGTCCTCAAAGCTACGATTTTGGTGTATACGGTTGAAGCTGTTACCTGAACGGCTGTGTTTGCTTCAATTACGTATGTGGCTCCGCCTGCGATTGCTCCGCCAGTGTATGCGCTGGTGTCGTCATCGCTGTCATCCTCGATCACAATTGCAGTCGTGGATGAATATGTTTTGACACGATACCATGCTGTGTGGCCAAGAGCTTTGAACCCTTTGCCAACCATACCTGATGCAAAAGTTGTACCAGAGCCTGTGACTGCGCCAGTGGTTACGTCTACAGTGACTGTTCCAGTGGTGTAGTCTGTGCCGACTCTGTTGCCTGCGCCGACATCCCCATAAAGTCCGAGGACATAAGCGTCAACTGCTTCTTGCAATTCGCCTGCTTTTTGTTTGATTAAATCACTATCGACATCTTCCGCATAGGATTTAAATTTATCCCAGCTTTTGATACCAAAATAATAAGCCTTTTTCTGGCTTACGGTCAGAACGCCTTCGCTTTCTGTCGCATTGCCTAGGGTAAGGTCAGCACCTGTGTATGTTTGAAGACCTTGGTCTTCCGCTACGGAGAGAATGTTCAGTCTGTCTGCACCACCGCCTTTGATTTCACCCTCGTAGTTGTCATTCGTGATCATCGGAGCTACGGCTGTTTCAAAAAACTTGGTGATAACATTACTGGCAAACTTCTCGCCGACATTGGTTGAGAAACTGCTCATATGTGTATTGTTATTTATTTAATTAAGTTTTCGAACAATACACGAGATGATTTACTCTTTGATGTTAAGCTTGCCCTCTCTTGCGAGTCTGGCATACTTTCTCGGGTCTTCTTTCCGAATCTTCTCTACCTCGTCAGCGGTGTATCCGCCTTTTGGGGTTTGAGGAGTTCGGTCACCGCCTGAGCCTGAATCAAGTCCGCTCCGCCCAGCATCTGGGTTGTCGTCTTTATTCTGCTCTGTTGGTTTGACTCCGATTAAGTTCTTATCAACTAAGAATGATTTTGACAAAATCGATAATGGAACATTCAAGTTTTCCTGTTTGTAGGCATATTCTCTAAATTCTCGCTTGTGCTTCTTAATAATTGCGAATTCGGGTTCAGATGTGACTTTTTTAAAAGTATGTTCGAATTCACGTTCATCAACAATCTCAGCGACTTGAGCTTTCACCTTTTCGAGGTCTTGCTTTAATGATCCCACCGACATAGATATTGAACGCCTCTGGTCGAGAGTTAAAATATCCCAGTCTGGTATCGTTTTTGACAATTCATCTTCAGTGTTTTGTTCTTTTTTTGTTTTTAAGGTTTCGTTTTCCTCTTTGAGCTTCTTTTCGCTCGCCACCAATGCTTCCACGCCCCTTGTGGACTCTGCAAATTTTACTTTGTAGTATTCTGCTCGTTCCTCTGGGTGTAATGGCACATCATTGGTATCTTTTTTGCCACGCATTTCTGCGTACATATCCGTTGGCGGAATGGTTGGGTTTTCACCGTCATTTTTGCCAGTTTGGACATTTTCATTTGGCATACTGTTGTTTTTTGCCGTTCCTCGATTTGTGGTCGCAAGAGTTTGGCTATTAAAATTGTTTAACTTTATTCTTCGTCTTCGTTCTCGTCTTCATCTTCCAGTTCGCCATTGTCATCGGCTTTCAAAATATCTACGAGGTCGGCTTTCTTTGCCTTTGGGTCAATCTCTATATCCCTTTCCTCGCACATCTTTTTTAGCTCTGGCACGGTCATCGCTTCGTATTCGTTGTCTGTATCACCATCGCCATTGTCATCGGCTATCGCTTCGGCTCCCTTGATGTCCAAGCGCTCCAATGTTTCTTTGTTCAAATAGTCACGGCGTGCGACTAAATGAGCTCTTTCTGCAGGGGTCAAAGCTCCTGCGCTTTTCGCTAATAGCTCAGTCATATAATTCTGGTCTTTCAGCGAAAGCTCTACTAATGCTTTTTCGTTCATATTTTTTTAATTATTATTTATAAGCTTTCTGATATATTTTTCGAGCTTTTGCTTATTGCGCTCTGGCTCGTCTATAAAAGCAATTAATGTTCTATAATTTTTTAAGCGACCTTTGACTTCGATGTTGCGTTTCCACTCAAACAAATATGTGAATGGATTTCTGTCTTCGGTTTCTAACCACTCAGTTTCAAGTCTGATAATTTCCGCCTGTAAGAATTTCTTAATGTCTTCCGTTTTGATTTCCTTTTCAAAGATTTTCATCCATAATTCATATTTCGCTTTCTCGTGTGGCTTCAATTCCTTTTCGCTTTTTATGCCTCGTTTTTCAAGGAGGCTTGATATTGCGTTATGCATATTTTATAATCCAGTTTCAAATAGCCTGTACCAAGCTTTTACTCTGCCAACACCGTCACCAGTTATTGGGTTGGCCGAAGCCTTAATGACTAACGGCTGGTTATCCATACCGAGTAATGCGACATCGGTTACTATCGGTTTTATGGTAGTAATTTTGTCAGCTACGCTTCCTGTAATAAAAGGACTGGTTACTGTGGTACTGACTGTCGTGCCTGATCCGTCTGTTTTGTATCTCACGGTTACATTGTGCGCTGTGGCAAAGTCTGCAGTTCCGACATCGTGGATAATTATACCGCCAAGGAATTCGGCAATCACTCCTGCGCCGTATGCTGGTGCTATCTCAATGCCAGTTGTGGCCAAAGCTTTTATCTGTGCATTGGTCAATGCGATTTCTTTAAAATAAACGTCATCCGCTATGGTAAAAAGACAAGATGTTTCATCGCCTTTGTTTTCGTATTTGCATGCGACACCAGATGTGGCATTTTCCTTAATAAAAACGCACCCTTTCGCAAATCCTGTTTCGCCATCGGTCGGGACTGTCTGGCCTGCGCACACCAAGATGTTGCCCTCTGAATCCTCTTGCTCGAGTCTGTTTGTCAGATATGGAGCCAGCGAGGTCAAAAGTCCTGCTTCGGCTGTTGTTCTTAAACCAGAATCAATCGCCTGAATGCGATCTATTTCCTGTCTTGTTTTTGAGTCTAATTGTGATTTTAATAAAAACATATTTTTTTATTTAAAGTATTAAGCGTTTATCATTGCCTCTTGGCCACCCATTGGAATTTCCATCGGCGCTGTTTGCGCTCCGCCACCTGCCATCATTCCGCCCATTTCTTGGCTCCCTGCGCCCATCTGTGCGGACTGTGCTACGATCCTTTCTTCCTCCTCGATAATCTCGTCTATTTCCTCAGGGTTTAGGCTCACAATTTTCAGCGCTCGTTTCTGGATGGCCTTGCGAAGCTTTCCGTTATTCGGGAATTCATTTTTGATGGCCAGTAATGAATTCAGGTCTGATATTTGATTTTGTTCTTTCTGCGCCTTACTCTCAACTATAACTTTGTATCCGCCCTTGTTTTTAATATCTTTCATCGAGATGGTTTTTGGAACATACTTTCCGTTCGGCGCTTTCTTGTGCAGGGTTTCTTTCATGTCGCCCATGTTTGCCAAGGTTATGGCCAGCCATTTCTCAACAAATCTCTGCCAGCTCAAATTGAAGTATGGCGACATTTCGTTTATGCGTTCGTTCGCTTTCCCGACTGCTATTTTTATTTCGCCAAGGGTTTTTTGTGCGCTCGATATTGCGCCTTTTTCTACGTCTGTCGAGGCGGTTTCTTTTTCAGCGATATTTATTAAAAATTGAATATCATTCGGCGTGCTATCTAGGTTTGGAATTTCTACTCTCTGGTAAACTTCATTCGGTTTCCCAGGCAATGGATACCATCCGCCTGCTCTTGGCTCTAGTGCTTCGGGTTCAAACCCCTCGATTGTTGCATCGTAGAAGTTCATGCCGAAATTACGCAATGTTCTGTTTTCAAAAAACTGAGAATACCAAGTATTTACCATTTGGTTTGGTGTCCGTAGAATGTCCGCTATTGAATCTGGATAGCTGTCAGTTACTTCCAAATCATCACCGCACCAGCGTTCGAATGGGTAGAATTCTACGCCTAGCACCTCTTTCAGCGGTTTTGCCATTAAAAGTACTTTGTCATCTGCATAAACGCATAAATACCGAACGTATTCCTTTGCTACGGCATCCCAAATTCTGGTTATGTGGTTGCTTAAATGAACGATTATGTCGCTTCCTGCGATCGTATCTTCAATTTCCTCAACACCGAGGGATGTCATGCGGTCGTTTCTGGCGCTTATTTCGTCGCTATATTTCTCAGTTAAGTTTATGCCCACCGTACTTGTCGGCTGTTCAGATTTTTTGCCTGTTGTTTCATTTCCTGCCAGTTCTTCACGCCAATCCCTTAATTCCTGCTTGCCCTCGTCTTCATATTTGCCGTCTGCGAGGATTTCCTCGATTGAGCGGTATATTCCGCCCTCGATGATGTATCTCGCTGTTTCAAGGTCATACGGCTTCATTTTCGGGTCATGTAGCATGTCGTAGGTGTCTTTTACCTCAGAACAAAAAGCCTTGTCTTTCCAGTTCAATTTCTTCCAGCTTGCACCAAACAATAAAACTTGTCTTTTGTCAACTTTATCAAGAATTCCAAGGCTTATTTTGTTGGCCGTGTCATCCCACTTTTCGTTGACTATAATTTCTCGGTCTAGGTCGCCGTCTTTATCTTCGATGGTTATCTCTGGTTCATCACCTATCCTGCTCATATAGGTCTTCACGGAGCCTTTCAGGAGTGGAACACAAGCGTCTTGGCGCTGGGTCAGCCTATCAATATCAACCTGCAAACGATAAAGTTTATAATTCGTATCCCAGTCAGCATGTTTCCGCATGCGATATTCGTACGCTTTCTTTTTTTCCTCGAGTAATTTTTCTAGCAGGAGTTCCCTGTCTATTTTTATTGCCATATTTTTGAGTCCGTTTTTAATCTTAAATTAATTATAGCATATTCTGGCAGTTTGCACAATAATTAAAATCTTGATTTTATCCCACCTTTCACGCTGGGCATGTTAAACATTCTTTTTACTGGCGTGAACGTCATGCTTAGGCAATCGGCCACGCCGATATCTGATATGTTGTATGGCTCTTTCCCGAGTTCCTCTTTGCTTATAATCTGAATTTTGCCTTTTGTGGTTTTGTATTTAACCGCAAGCAATTGGCTCCACCGATCATCTCGTATGAGCTTGTTTCCGAGCTCCAGCCACAGCTTGCTTTGCCAATAAACGTACGCACGCATATTCAGATACAATTCTCTTTCGTGCTGTAAAATTGATGATGGCAATTTCTCGGCTCCATTAAAACCTACGGTCTTTTTCTTCGTAGTCATCTGCTGGGTAAGCAAGTGATATGTTCCGCTCCCCACCCCTACTCGGTCAATAAACGCATTCTGTACATCGTACGATCGGACTGCCACCTCGCCTGCAAATGTTATCGGGTCTATGCCTGATTTTCCGAATAGCACCTCGGCCACGTTCTCAAACTTGCGGACTATGTTCGATTCGCACTTTCCTGAGTCAGCTGGGTCGCACCCGAGCCTTGGCGCTCCCCATGGCGCTATCTTATCCCTTTCTATTTGTGCCATTTCTACCAGCCTATGGGTAAATAATGGCAGGTATCCCTTTTCGTCATAGTCTTCCACGTCTGGGAATATGTTTGCGTACAAAATATCAAAGTTCGGGTTCTTTCTCACCTCCTCGACAAACGCTTCAGTCAAACGGCCGTCAATCATTCCCTGTTTATAATCTATGTTTATTTTAAAATAACCGACATCGGAAAACGCTCGCTTGAAATGATTGTTATTGAACGGGTTCCCGACTTTCATGTAGAAGTTATCCATGTGGTCGCCCAACATGCGGAAAATCTTTGACTGGGTCGTGTCATTTATCAAGGCGCTCTCATCCTCAATAACGTTGGCGCAACCTTGCCCCATCACCGCCGTTCCGTCTTTGCCTGCTCCGTATGCTCGGACTTCACCGCCGAATTTGTATGTCAGGTGATCTCTTTTTCTGCGCTGGGTCAGGCGCTCTATTCTGATTTCTTTTTCGTTCACCAGCTGGCCACGCAACATCGGGTCGTTTACGCTGAATTGGATTACGTAGTCCATTATAATTTGCGCTTGGTCTTTTGTTCCTGCTACAACCGCCCACGGCTCGTGCTTTGTCGAGGAGCGGACTGATACACCGATTGCTATCGCAATGCTCTTTCCGTATCGAGTATGCGCCATCGTGTGAATACGCTTTATTGTTTCGATGTCTATCGGAGCCTTACGGCCGAGTATGCACTCAATAATTATTTTCTGGCCGTGGGTTATCGTTTCATTTAAAATAATACCCTCTTTGGTTTTGAAGGTATATATTTTAAGTATTTTATCCGTTAACGGAGTTTTGATTTCTGATAATGGTATCTGCATTTTTATTCATCTTTTTTTTGAGCTTCGTTTTCTTTTTTGGCTTCATCCCAGTCCTTGGTCTGGAACGCCTGCGGTTTAATATCACGCAAATTAACTTTCGGATATATGCCTTTGTCATTCACGTCTATAATCGCCTCAAATTCAATCATGTGTTTTTTCTTCAGTTCGTCATACTCAGCTAAAAACGGTTTGACTAGCTCGCCGATTTTTTCCTTGTCCGCTTGTATCTTCTCTGGCTTACCCTCGTATTCCGCTGGCACTCTTAAAAACAAAACATCCAAGATGGCGACTTGGCCTCTTGGCGTATAATTAAAATAAGCGTCAAGCTTTAGGTTGTGCTTTTCGCATAGTTCTTGGTACTCTTTCAAAAATCCGTTTATCTTGTCTTTACGTTCCTGTTGTCTGCGTGTTGGTTTCGGCGGTCTTCGGAAGCCGTCAGGTATTTGTATGGATATTCCTTTTGCTTTTTTTGACATATTTGTTTATCTTAAATTTTTTAAATCCTGTTTTTCCTTTTACTCGTTTCAGGTGCGGACAGCCTCGGAGCGTACAATATTCAATCGCTTTGCCGTTCTGGACTTTGCTTTGTTTTTTTAAACAATAAAACATTTTAATCTGGGAGGATTTTGCTGACCTTGTCGAGCGCTTTCCTCAGCTCATCGTCTACGGCTATCTCGGTCTTGTCTTTTAAGTCCTCGGTATAATTTAAAAACACTTTTACATCGGCTCCGCTTCCCTCTTTCAAGCATTTTCTTTTCAGGGAAAGAATAACATCGCCCGAGTCATCTTTGAAGTATGTCCGTCTGCGCCTTTGCACCTCGTCATAAAAACCCGATCGCTTTTTCCAGTCAGTCAGCGTTGCTGGATCAATTTTTTGTTTTTTTGCAAATTCCTCCTGTGTTGCTGGCTCCCTCATCACACTCGGCATTGCTATCCACGTTATGTAATCGTCAAGTATTGATACATTCCTTTCCCTTACGTCAAATAAGCCGTCTTTGGTCTTTGTTTTTTCGCAGGTGTTTTCTGGTGTTTCTTTTTTTATCTCCGCTTTCCTTGCCTCTGGCTTCTTCTTTCGCTTTAACCCTTTTAATTTTAATTTTGTTTTAGTCATAATGATATTATATCATTTAATTGCCTTTTTGTCTATGTTCGCTATTTTCAATTCTTTTATCATTTCTTTTATGCTCGCTAGTACCCACTCGTAGTATTCCACGGCTTGCTCTGGGTGTCGCCAGCAATGTGCTTCCTCAACCCATATCGGCCGATAGTTTAAGTGGTCGCACTCCTCATTTACTTTAATCGTTATGGACTCATCCTCAAACGTGAAGTAATATTCTGTCTGTGTTTTTTTCAACATATTTTTTTAATTATTATTCATCCCAGCTGTCATTGCTCTTTCGATAGTGCTGGTCTTCGTACCCATCCCACTCATCCCACGTTTTGCCCCACCAAAACCACGCCACGATAAGTATTGTTATTATGCCTCCGATTATTGCCATATAGTTGTTATTCAAATAATTTTTTAAAAAATGATTTTTTC